GACCAGAAATATTTTCTACCAACATATTTGCGGTTAGTTTTACTACAAGATATAAGATATACAAAACCAAAATAATCTTCAATATCAGAAGACTCAAAAACTTCTCCATTGAATCTCCAAGGATTCTCATAGCTCATATAGTAATCTTATAGAGCTATTATTTATCCTTCATCGGTAGCAAAGCGATTCTAGCAATAAAAAAGGGGTCTTGTCAAGACCCCTTTGAATTATGTTATGATCTTTATATCAAACAGGTGGTAATTTTGCACCAGTTGGTTTTGGTTCTTGACCCTTTGGATAAACTCTCTTACCCTTTTCACCAGGAAGGATTGGTCCTTTCTCAACATTTTCAGCAATGCTTCTAATACACTCAGAATCCATTTCCATCATCACGTAGAGAGCTTCGTCTAAGGTTCCTACGTGCCCCTGTGAGAAGAGATACTCTAGAACAAGATCAAAAGCATCATATGATTCTTTAACTCCTAATACATTTTTTGTTCTCTGTGACATTAGTTTAGTTGCTCCAGATGAATAAGAACCCCCTGCTAGGTTTGATTGTGCTTGAGGTGCTGATGGGGTTGGTGGTCCAGAATAACCTGGTTTTTCATTTCCAGGTGCTTGAGGTGCAGGTCTTAATGCACGAAGTTCGGCAGATTGTTTTGCCATTACACTTTGACCTGTACCTTTTTGAGTTCCGCTTGGAGTTACATTTTTTGCAAGAGTATTAGCATATTTTGCTCTCCAAACATCCATTCCAGTTTTTTCTGCTCCCTTAATATCACCCATCTTTATTTGACGGTTATACACCTCAGACCCACCTCTAATCTTTTCTGCGGTTGAAGCTGATGATGATGAGGTCTTAGCGGGCGTTGAGGCGGGTTTAGACGCCTGTGGTGCCTGTGAGGCGGGTTTAGGTGCCTGTGGTGTCTGTGAGGCGGGTTTAGGTGCCTGTGGTGCCTCTGGGGCGGGTTTAGACGCCTGTGGATCCTGTGGTGCCTGTGGGGTAGGTTTAGATTTTGAGTTTAAAGCAGCAACTCTGGCATCAATTTGCGCTTTTGTTTCCGGTTTAAATCTCTGTATTTCTGGTCTTAGAGAAGGTTTTTCATTTTTGAAAAACGCAGACTTATTGGCATTTGGAATTGGTCTCTCTTTTTCAGACTTCCAACCAATTATTTTTCCATTTTTATCTTTAACTGCAGATCCAAGTACACCATTTCTTCTAGCAACAATATATTCGGTTTTAGACTCATTGATATTATTCATCAGTTATTCTCCTCAAGAATTGAAGTTATCCAAGATTGACTCATATTTGCCATAATTGCATTTGCTTGCTCCTCAGTTGAAGCATATCCTTCACCTAAAAGGTGATCTTTTACTAAATCAAAAATATCAATTTCTTCTTTAGGAGTTCCCCAAGTCGGTTCTGATGACGATGAAGGTGAAGATGAAGATGAAGATGAAGATGAAGATGAATTGCGTTTTTTCTTTTCGTTATCTGATTGAATATCACTACCAGATTTTTTAATTCCAGATCCCCATTGTTGCATTGTTTGTCCAGTTGACTGTGTTCCTGCAGTCGGGATCGTAGAAAGTGCTCTTCCAGTTTGTTTAACAGCATTTCCCACACCACCAACAGCTAATCCACCAACTCCTTGTAGAATGCTTGGTTTTCCTGCTTTTATCCCAGAAACATCTGCAGCTGCGGTTGCTCCACCAAGACCAAGAGATCCATATTTAACTACACCTCTTGTTATGGGATTAGAAGTGACTGCAGTTGTTGCTCCTTTAGCTTGTGGACTAGTAGCTGCTCTAACTAAAGCACCAGCTCCTTTTCTCAATCCAAGACTTGGAGTCTTTGGTGGTTTTGGTGGAGCAGGTGGGGTAGGTGGAGTCTCTGGTGGTTTTGGTGCTGGTGGAGTTGCTGGTGGTTTTTGAGATGGTCCTGGTGTAGTTTGAGATGAACCTGCAGGTCTAGTTGCAGTGACACTTGGGCGGGGTGAAGTTGATCTAGTTGATGGCGCTGGAGTCTCTACTTTTTTTTCTGCTTCTCTCTTCTGTCTCAATCTTTCTGCTGCAGCTTTAGATCTTTGTTCTCTAGTTGAAGCAAAAGTAGAACCTCCACCTTGACCATAATCTACTGGTTCGGATTTAGATGAACTATTTCTACGTTGAAAACCTTGATATAATTTAGCAGCGCCACCTACAAGACCAGTGATAGCTGCAGCGGCTGCTGGGGCTGCAAGTAATGCTGGAATTGCTTCATTTAAAGTTTCAGAATAAGCATCATAAATTTCTTCCCATGTATAGTCACTTAAATCAAAACCATCTTCTAAAATTAGATTAATAGACTCATTAAAATCTTCTCGGATCATCTCTTCAGTAATATTTTCATGAGAAGAATATATTGATGCATACGCTTCAACTAAAGATCTTGCTTCACTACCAGTAATTCTAGACATTTTTACTTTCTTTTTTTATATTTTTATTTATAAAAAAAGAGGGCCAAAAGACCCTCCTCAACTTACATCATCATTCTTTTTACCTAACCACTCTTTTTCATAATCATAATCACCGAACAAGAATTCATCACTTTCTGCAGCTTCTTTATATGCGTTCAGGATCTCCTGTTCGCACCATTCATCATAATTGGAATCCTGAGAAAGTATCTTTGGTAACATCTTGCTTAATCCCACCTACTATGTAGGACTCAACTTCGGTTTCTTGTGGAGCAACTTGAAGTCCCTTAGAGGAAATCCAATGCTCAGTCCAAGGAAGTGGATTATTTTTTGCGGGAATGTCATAAAGTGGGCGAAAACCAATTGCCTTCATTCTACGATTGGCAATCCATTCGACATACTGCTGTAGCAATTTGTCATTCAGACCAATCATAGATCCATCCTTAAACAGATACTCTGCCCAAAGTTTTTCTTGATTAACAGCGTTCTCAAATGTCCTATAAACCCACTGTTCTTCCTCTTTTGAAATCCGTGCCATATCTGGATCATCACCCTCTTTCCATTTGTTTAAAATGTTTTGAGTGATAACAAGATGCTGATTCTCATCTCTAGCAATTAGTGAGATGATCTTTGCACTTCCTTCCATAAGCTTGAGTTCGCCAAATGCAAAACTGCAAGCAAAACTGACGTAAAAGCGAATACCTTCAAGAATATTAACATTTGCAACTGCTCTGAACAGTTTGCGCTTGAGTTCATATCGTTCTCCTAGTGCTTGTGGAACTTGTTCTTGGGCATATTTCCAAAGATCACTTGTTCCATAATTTTGGGCACTATTAATGAAATCATTATATGCTTCAGTAACACTAACGGCCCGCTCCATAATACGATCCTCTTTCAGAATCGTATCAAAAACTTCAGATGGATCTGGATAAACATTCTTGATAATATAAGTGTATGAGCGGGAGTGGATCATCTCCATAAACTCCCATACCTTCATACACGCTTCCAGTTCAGGAAGGGAGCAGTATGGAGCAAATGCCATACCAGGACCCCTTCCTTGAACAGAATCAAGCATAACCTGATACTTTAAGTTACTAGTAAAAATATGCTTTTGTTCTGGACGAAGAGATTGATAATCTCCCCTATCCTTTTGCAAAGAAACTTCCTCAGGTCTCCAAAAATATCCTAATTGCTGTGTCGTTAGTTTGTCGAAGATTGGATATTTGTAAGAATCATATCTTTGAATTCCTAGTGGTTGACCAAAGAACATAGGTTGCTTTTTGGTGTCTACCTCCTGAGAATTAAAAACGGTCATAGACTCGACCATATTTTTATCCTCCAAACCTGTTTTAAATCTTACAAGACTCACAATCTTCCTCCTCCGTTTCTAGAATATCGGAAATTAAATTCTCAAGTGACTGACGGGTCTCTTCAACCTCATCAGTTTTATGGTCATAAGTATTTTGATAGTAGCTGGTTTTCCAGCCGTACTTATATGTAGTCAACAGATCTTGGGCCATTACTGAAGTGGGAACTTCATTGTCTGGATAGTTTTCTGGGTTGTAAGACCAATTTCCAGAAATAGCTTGATCAAAGAATTTTTGCATAACAGCAACAATATGAATATACCCACGATTGCTAGGCATATCCCACAAAAGCGTATAATTGTTTTTAAGTGTTTGATACTGGGGAACAATCTGCTTAAGTGGACCTTTCTTTGATTTCTTAACGGACAGGTATCCGCGAGGTGGTTCAATTCCATTAGTTGCGTTTGACACAACGGAACTGCTCTCCGATGGCATCTGTGCGGACAATGTTGAGTTCCTGACACCATACTGTTTGACCTGTGCTCTAAGACCTTCCCAATCATATTTTAATTCGTTAGGAACAATTTCATCCACATCTTTCTTATAGGTATCAATTGGCAGAATACCTTGACCATACTTAGTTCTATGGGAATATTCGCAGGCACCCTTTTCTTTTGCAAGATTGACTGTTGCTTGGATCAGGTAATACTGAAATGCTTCAGTTAAGTCGTGAACTAATTGTGAAGCGTTTTGATCCTCATACTTCACACCATGCTTAGCTAGAAAGTGGGCAAGACCAATATAACCTACTCCAAGAGAACGACGTGCTTTAGTTGCAATTTCAGCTGCCTTAACTGGATATCCTTGAAAATCAATCAATTCATCCAGAGAACGAATAGAAAGATCACATAGAGTTTCTAATTCATCATTAGATTTAAGTTTACCTACGTTAATTGCAGAAAGAATACAAAGAGCAATTTCGCCATTTGGATCATCAATATGCTGAATAGGTTTTGTGGGGAGTGTAATCTCTTGGCAAAGATTACTCATCTCAACTTTATCCATAAAGGATGAGTGTGAATTACAATGGTCGATATTCATAATATAAAGACGACCTGTTTCTGCACGTTCTTTTAGAAGGTCCAAAAAGAGTTCTTGAGCGCCGATAGTTTTTCTTGGAATAGACTGATCTCGTTCATAACGAACATACAACTCATCAAATCCATCAGTACCAAAAGCATCATAAAGGCCTGGAACTGCATGGGGAGAGAAGAGAGAAATCTCTTCGTTGCGGATGAATCGTTCATAGAAAAGTTTGGAGATTTGGATACTATAGTCTAATTTACGAACACGATTATCTTCGGTCCCTTTGTTGTTTTTAAGAACAAGGATGTCTTCTATTTCTTGGTGCCAGATGGGGAAGTGGACTGTCGCGGATCCACCGCGTATGCCGTTTTGCGTGCAACATCTGACAGTTGCTTCAAACTTCTTGAGAAATGGTACAACACCCGTGTGTTGAACTTCTCCACCTCGGATTTTGCTGTTGATGCCACGGATGCGACCAGCATTGATGCCGATC